GCTTGGCTTGAGAGAAGCCAAGATCGCGCAAGCGGCAAACGGCAGCATTCAGGTGGACGATCGAATGCAGACCACGCGCCCTGGCGTGTATGCGGCGGGCGATGTCACCGGCCACGATCAATTCGTTTACATGGCTGCTTACGGTGCGAAGCTTGCGGCCAAGAACGCTCTCAACGGAAACAGCCTGCGCTATGACAACACGGCTATGCCGTCGGTCGTATTCACTGATCCGCAGGTGGCAAGCGTCGGGTTGACCGAAGGCGCGGCCCGAGCCGCCGGCCGTGACGTGAGAGTGTCCGTGCTACCCCTCAGTGCCGTGCCGCGCGCATTGGCGGCGCGAGATACGCGCGGCCTCATCAAGCTTGTTGCCGACAGAAAGAACCGCAAACTCCTGGGCGCGCACATTCTCGCGCCCGAAGGAAGCGACAGCATTCAGACTGCGGCGCTCGCCATCCAGCAGGGTCTGACGACCAACGATCTTGCCGACGCGATCTTTCCGTATCTCACAACCGTCGAAGGCTTGAAGCTTGCGGCATTGGGATTCGAGAAAGATGTCGCGAAACTGTCCTGCTGTGCCGGGTAGTTGAATGAACGTTGCAGCCCAATCCGCGAGGGACTGGCTCGGTAAGGCCCATACCAGCATCATCGCGTGGTGGCTCCCTAAAGGTGCCGTAGTCGCTGCGTTGTTCGCCCCGGTGTCGGCACGCGCGGCCGTTTGGTCCGCTGCGCTCATTTGGATGGGCACAGCGTGCATCCTCAATGCAAAGCGTTGCGGGCGCACGCACTGCCGCTACACGGGACCGTACTATCTCGCCATGATCCTTTGCTTGTGCTTGCATCCGGCCTCGCGTCAGCAAACTTCTACGGTTGGCTCGCGCTTGCCGCTTTGATCGTCGGTGGCGGCTGGATCATTTGGTGGGCTACGGAACAAGCGTGGGGCGATTCTCGTAGTGCTAAGGATTGCTTCTAGCTGATCTCGACTTGGCCGTGTTGCCACCTGATTTCGGGAACAATGGAGCGCAGCGGAGATTCAATACCCGATTCTTCTGTCAAGATCATTTTGGAACGTGAGACATTTTTTGGTGAGACATTTTTCGGCGAGACGCAGTTGACCGGTTCAGCGTAATTTCGCGTCAAGCTCGGGCGAGGCGCGCTCGACGATCAGCAAGACCGACGCACGGGTCCTCCCTGGCGCAAAATGGTATGCGGGGGGCAATGGCCCGAAATTTCGCCAGTGGCAGCCCTTCGTTCTGAGTTACCAGTTACCGATCGCATATCTGAAACCAAGCCATTAGCGCGCCTTACTGCGTCTGCGGTGGTAACCGCGCGTGGTAACCGCGGCGAGCAGTTACCGCCTCCGACATCATCGAACAGGAATGACCTTACCGTTTGCCGATGCGGTCGAGCGCTGGCCGATTGCGCGCCTGCTGCCCTACGCCGCAAATGCTCGAACCCACCCCGACGAGCAGATTGCGCAGATCGCGGGATCGATTGCCGAGTTCGGCTTCAATGTGCCGTGTCTTGTGGACGACCGCGGCGTGCTCATTGCCGGACATGGGCGCCTGCTCGCCGCCCAGCGGCTCGGACTCACGGAGGTCCCCGTCATCACCCTCGGGCACCTGACGGAAACACAGGCGCGGGCCTATCGACTTGCTGACAATCGCATCGCGCTGAATGCGGATTGGGACGAGGTCCTGCTGTCGGCCGAGCTCGAACAGCTCAAGGACGACGGCGTCGACCTCGAGCTACTTGGGTTCGGCGAGGACGAGATCGTTCGCCTGCTGTCGGCTGGCGATGGCGAATCGAATTCCCGCGCCGAGGATGCTATCCCCGAGATCACTGAGGAGCCGGTGACCCGTCGCGGGGACTTGTGGCTGCTCGGAAAGCATCGTCTGTTGTGCGGCGACTCGACATCCGCAATCGACGTCGAGCATGTGCTCGCGGGCGAGAAGCCGCACCTAATGGTCTCCGACCCACCTTACGGGGTCGAATACGACCCCAGCTGGCGCAACGACGCCGGAGTTTCCGCGACCGCTCGCACCGGCAAGGTATCGAACGACCATCGCGCCGACTGGCGCGACGCTTGGGCGCTATTTCCCGGCGACGTCGCCTATGTCTGGCATGCCGGCGTGCACAGCCGTGCCGTCGCCGAAAGTCTGGAGGTGTGCGGCTTTGCCATTCGGGCTCAGATTGTCTGGGCCAAGCCACGACTGGTGCTCGGGCGGGGAGATTATCACTGGCAGCACGAGCCCTGCTTCTACGCCGTTCGGAAGACGGCAACCGGCCACTGGCAAGGGGCGCGAGATCAGACCACACTCTGGTCGATCGGCACCGGCAGCGAGGACGAGGCGACCGTTCATGGCACGCAAAAGCCGGTTGAGTGCATGCGCCGGCCAATCGTCAACAATAGCGCGGGCGGCGAACTTGTTTACGAGCCGTTCGCCGGCTCGGGCTCGACAATTATCGCCGCAGAGAGCGTGGGTCGGCGATGCGCCGCTATCGAGTTAGATCCGCGCTACTGCGACGTCATCATAAAACGATGGCAGCGTGTCGCCGGGGGAACTGCATTGCTCGAGTCCAATGGACGCCCGTTCCACCAAAACAAAGTGACGCGCGGAGCAGCTTGACGCGCAATCGCAGAGGCATTCAGCTTTAATCCAAGTATCTCGTTCCAGTGTCTACGTGCGGCGGGATGCCGAGCCGGCGCTCAACTATGCGGCGGACCCGGTAATGGAATCGACGTTTCCCATCGTCGAAGGTGCGGTCACGAGATTTGCCGTAAATAACCGACCAGGCATCTTGGCCATACTTCGAAATCAGTCCATCAGCCTCCCGCTCGGCTTCTCGCCTGACCTTTGTCCATTCGCGGAAAAAGCTGAACATCGACGAGGGCCATCCCTTTCTGGAAGACGATATTACAGGACCGTGACGTGCCGGAGTGTCAAGTACCCTTTCGACAATCGCGGGCGATGTCGCTGACCGAGGCCCTTGCCAACGTCTGTGTAGGGTTCGTCCTCGCCGTAGCAACCCAGAGTACAATCTTTCCGTTGTTCTCGATCGAAGCTGGCTTCCAAGAACACATGTCAATCGCCACCGCGTTCACAGTCGTGTCGCTCCTTCGATCGTATGCTCTAAGACGCGCTTTCGAAGCGTGGCGGGCACGGTACGAAACGCGAAGCGCCACTGGACACTGGGTCTGGTGGCGCTTCTGAAGCAGGCGAACGATTTCAACCGGCGATTCGATAAACCCGGCCGCGCTCTTCGATTTTCTCGGATTCGATCTTTAGTCCGAGCTTCTTCTTCAGCGCCCCGGCCATGGCACCGCGGACGGTGTGAGGCTGCCAACCGAGTGCTTTGACCACTTCATCGATGGTAGCGCCTCCAGCCCGCTTGAGCATTTCAATGAGGCGGGCTTGCTTGCTGTCGGCGCGTGAAGTCGAAGGTTTTGAACGGCTCCTCTTCGTGCTTGCCGCAGGCTTATGGGTGCGCGATTTTGAGGTTGATTGACGCTTGGACATGTCGGCTCCTTTTCTGAAGACCGCACCATGGCTGGCCTTCTACGGAGCCGAGTGCCCGTGCCGCTGGGGTACGAGCGGAAGCCGCGCCACCGGCGCAAAGGCATACACGCTCTAATCGCCTAATGATGCAAGCAGCATTGACGAGCCTTTATCCAGGATAGGCGGCGACCTATGGGCGTTTCCATCCGCGCCTATGCGCGCCACCGAGGGGTAAGCCATGTCGCAGTCCTGCGGGCAATTAAAACCGGTCGCATTGCCGCCGAGCCGGACGGAACGATCGACACCGCCAAGGCGGACGCGGCTTGGCAGCGATCGAGCGATCCTGCGAAAGCGCGCAGGCCAATGCCCAAGGTCGACGCGAAGCTTCAGCCGGTGCCGGACGCCGCAGTCGGCTCGGTGCGCGACACGCTCAAGGAGCAGGGCTTACCGGCGAGCGGCAGCGTAACTTTTGTTCAGGCGCGAACGGCGCACGAGATCGCGAAGGCCCACTTGGCCCGACTCAAGCTACAGGAGCGCCGCAACGAAATCGTGGATCGGGCGAAGGCGACCGCGCTGGTGTTCCGGCTCGCGCGCGAAGAGCGCGATGCCTGGATCAACTGGCCGGCCCGATCCGCTGCCTTGATGGCAGCGGAATTGTCGAGCGCGAACGGAGACACGACCGCGCTAATCGGCGCCCACCAAATGCAGAAGGTGCTTGAGGCGCATGTCCGCGCCCACCTCGCAGAGCATGCCGCCATCCGACCTGACTTCCGCTGACGCATTCGATGGGGCGCAAGACCTCCGACAGGCGTGGGCAGATGGGCTCACACCGGATCCGGCGCTCACGGTTTCGGAATGGGCGGACCGACACCGCGTTCTGAGCCCGCGCGCCTCGGCGGAGCCCGGCCGCTACCGGACCGATCGCACGCCCTACATGCGCGACATCATGGATGCGCTCTCGCCGGCTCATCCGGCGCGTCGAATCGTATTCATGAAGGCTGCGCAGGTCGGGGCGACCGAGTCCGGCAACAACTGGATCGGCTACGTGATCCACCATGCGCCCGGCCCGATGCTGTCGGTGCAGCCCACCGTCGAACTGGCCAAACGCTTCTCGCGGCAGCGCATCGACCCGCTGATCGAGGAATGTCCGTCGTTGCGGGAACGGGTGAAGCCGGCGCGATCGCGCGACGCCGGCAACACGGTGTTGTCGAAGGAGTTTCCGGCGGGGCTTTTGGTCATCACCGGCGCAAACAGCGCGGTCGGTCTGCGGTCCATGCCGGCCCGCTATCTGTTTCTCGACGAGGTGGATGCCTATCCGCCGTCCGCCGACGAAGAGGGCGATCCCGTCGCGCTTGCCGAGGCTCGAACGCGGACGTTCTCGTGGCGAGCGAAGACGTTCCTGACCTCGACGCCGACGATCCATGGCTTCTCACGGATCGAGCGCGAGTATGAGGCATCCGATCAGCGGCGCTTCTTTGTGCCGTGCCCACACTGCGGCGTACTCCAGTGGCTGCGCTTCGAGCGGCTGCGCTGGACAAAGGGACAGCCGCAGACCGCGCACTATGAATGCGAAGCATGCGACGACGCCATCGAAGAGCATCATAAGACAGCAATGCTCGCCGCCGGTGAGTGGCAACCCACAGCGATGGGAGCCGATCCGGGCACAATCGGTTTCCATCTGTCAGCGCTGTATTCGCCTGTCGGTTGGTTCTCGTGGGCTGACATTGCACGGATGTGGGAAGCCGCACAGGCGACCGACGAGGCCAAGCGAAGCTTCAAGAACGGGGTCCTCGGTGAGAGCTGGGTCGAGACCGGCGAGGCACCCGATTGGCAGCGTCTATACGAGCGTCGTGAGGATTGGCAGATCGGTTCGGTGCCATCGCGCGGGCTCTTCTTGACGGCGGGGGCCGATGTTCAGAAGGACCGCATCGAGGTCGATGTCTGGGCCTGGGGGCGCGGGCTTGAGAGCTGGCTTGTCGAGCACATCGTCATAGACGGGGGACCAGATCGCCCTGAGAGCTGGAGCGAACTCACTGGCTTGCTCGATCGGACGTGGCCGCATGTGCATGGTGCTCGGCTTGGCGTCGCGAAGCTAGCAATCGATACCGGCTATGAGGCGCCCGCAGTTTATGCCTGGGCTCGGACCGCCGGTCAGGCACAGGTCGTAGCTATCAAAGGTGTCGAGGGCTTCAATCGTGCCGCTCCTGTCGTGGGACCGACGTATGTCGATCTGACTGATGGCGGTCGCAAGCTGCGGAGGGGCGCGCGCCTTTGGACCATCGCGGTCGCAACGTTCAAGAGTGAGGCATATCGCTTTCTGCGGCTTGACCGTCCGACCGACGAGGAGTTCGCCGAGGGCGCAGCATTTCCGCCGGGTTTTGTACATCTCCCGCGTGGGATCGAGGCCGAGTGGGTCAAGCAACTCGCCGCTGAGCAACTTGTGACGGTGCGCACCAAGCGCGGGTTCACCCGTCTTGAGTGGCAGAAGATCCGCGAACGCAACGAGGCGCTCGACTGCCGCGTCTACGCGCGTGCAGCGGCATGGCTAGCGGGCGCGGATCGGTGGACTGAGGCGAAATGGCGCGACTTGGAAGATCAGGTCGGACCGCCTCCCGAGAACGAGACGGAATCTTCCTCTCAGGGTG